TAACCAAAAAATCTAAGCCTACACCTCTTAATGATTGCTCATTGTCTGCACCTCGTAGTGTAATTTTAGAATTATTTTTTAATATTATAGTTAGATCACTATGATTGATATTCTTTACCCATCTATGCTCTATCAATCTGTCTTTTAATTCTGTCCAACAAATCTGTTTGGCTTGTCTATAAGTTGGTGCCACATACCATACTTTTTTATTGGATTTACTAGCAAATTTAGCTAATTCATTAATTGCAAGGTAAGTTTTACCAAATCTTCTGCCAGTTATAAGAACTCTAAAACGAGAATCATTGCTTATTACTTCTCTTTGTGGTTCAGATAATGGCATTAATTAGTCCAAGGCAATGGCTCTTCAAGTTGTGTTTCTTCTATTCTATCTTGTTGTCCTAACATATTTTTACCTAAAAAGATAAGCATACTTACATTTCCATTCTCGCATGCTCTCCATTGAAGTTGTCTTAATCTCATTTTTTGTTCTGCCCTACCTTTTGTCAGAAATTCCGAATAACTCTTTTCAAGTAGATCAGCTGAACAACCAAAAAAGTCTGCCATTTCTTTATTGGTACAGCCTAATGTTGCTAATTTTTGAAGTTGTGATGTATCAATG